GTCGTATCCCACTGCACCGCCGAGACGCCGCCAACAGTCACGCGAATAATATTTGCTCCCGCCTCCGACAGATAGCTGTCGCCGCCGCCGGAGGCAGCAGTTGCGTCAAAATAAATTGCGTCGCCCGACCCCACACCAAGGCTGACATTTGACAGATTAAATATTGGACCGCCAGAGACGCCCATGAAAATAAAGTTACCGTAGCCGCCAGCATAGACTGTAATTTTATTGGCAGACGATTCCGTGATGTAGGTGTCGGTGCCGCCGTCAAGGTAGAGCTTTTTGGCGGCGTCAACAATCAAGTTTGCCCCTGTCGCATACACATACGGTGACAGCGCACCGCCGGTGTTATCGACTGAAAATCTCTGCGCCCCGCCCACAAACAACTGCACCAGATTCGCTGACGCCTCATACAGGTAGGTGTCGCCCGTCCCCGCTGTGCCGTCGAGGTAGAACTTCGCGCCGGCGCCGATGGCGATGTTGCCGCCGCTGGTAATCCGCATCCGCTCTGCGCCGGTGCCAGAATTCCACGTACTGAATGTCAAAGCGCCTGAGTTGTCTGCTCCATCGCGTCTGACGCTAACCTGTCCCATATACGCATAGCTGTTGGCAGCATTAATCCACACAATATTGCCAAGAGCAGCATCGGTTGTTTTTGAACCGACGATTTCAAAGCCCGTCTGACCATCACTTTCAATCGTTACGGCTTTCGTAAACCCCGCTTTGTTGGGGCTGGTCGTGCCGATGCCGACGTTGCCGTCGCTGAAGATGTAGCCGCTGCTGGCCCCGGCGAACGTCAACGTATTTGCACTATGGGTCAGCGTGACATCCCCACTGTTCCAATCCAACACCGACCCGCTGGCAAAGAAGGTACGACTCCCACTAAAGGTGGCGTTGCTATTAAATGTTTTCAATCCGGCGAAGGTTTGTGTCGTGGTATCCACCACACCATTCGCACTACTGTTCGCCGAGGTAAGTTGTGCGAGAGGCACCGTCCCTGTAGACAGGGCCGAGGCATTCACTCCGGTACTACTCAGGGTCGTCAGGATATTTCCGTAGTTGGTACCATCATTGGTGAGTTGCCAGAGATCGCTCGTTTCATTCCATTTCAGGATGACATTCGCGCTGGTACCGCGATTGACTTCAATACCCGCATCCAATACTGGCGCGCCTGTGACATTGGAACTCAACGTAATGAGATTGTCTTTAATCAAGACATTTTCGCTGTTGACGGTCACGGTGGTACCGCTCACGGTCAAATTGCCCGTCACCACGAGATTTGCATCAATGGAGACATTTCCGCTGACGCTGGTGGTGCCTTCCACGCGGAGTTTGTGGATGGGAGTGGTGTTGCCGATGCCAACGACATTATTGACCGCATCCACAAATAACGTGCCGCTATCAAACGACGCGTTCGATGTGATGCTGCTAATGGTGACGTTGCCGAGGGACGGTCCTTCAATCTTCGTCAGAGGCATCGCTTACTCCTATGTAATCTCCAGCACGGACATGATGACATCTGCACCGTTCGCAACACTCGATTTTACCCGCACACTATCCCCAGATTCCAGCACGAGCTTTTGCTCGCCCCCGACGACGACGAGCGCGGCACCCGGCAGAATGGGCGCATCCTTCACCAGATAGGTGTCGGTGCTTCCATCATAGTGCGTTGCACTGACATAGGTCGTGACGCCGTTCGCCACGTTGGACAGAATTAATCCAATAACGGTCACCTGTGTATTCGCCGCGACCGTGTAGGTATTCACCGACGCGAGGGAAGTGGACACGCCGCGAGAGACTTTACGTTTAAAGGAATTTGCCATGATTGTTATCCTAATGCAATTGCGAGGGCAATGACATCATCGGTGCTTGCATATGTGGCCGTGCCCCAATAGACGGTCGAACCATTCGAGAACAAAAGTTGTCCGTTGCTTCCTACACTCCCGTTAGCGGACAGACCAGCGGTGGTGGCTAGCACTAGATTTGCGGTAAACGTTTTAAGCCCTGAGAGGGTTTGATTGGTTTCCGTATGCACTAAGTATTGAGCGATCGGACCACAAAAAACATCCACTCCAACCGTATCGAAATTCACAGCGGTATTGCTAAAGGAGGCCCCACCATTCCACGATTCCACAATCGTATCGCGACTCAGTGTTCCCACCGTGGTATTGGTCGGATAGTAGGTACCGACACCCGCTTCGCGTGTTCCTACACCATTAATTACATAGTACACTTGCGTATTTGCATTACCAAACGCTTGCGTGAACGACGGATAGCTACCAATTGCAGTGAGGCTGAGATTGGCGGTGCCTCCCGTATTAGCGGACATTTTTGCCCAATTTGCATTAACGGCCATAGGACACACCCACTCCTTCCGGTGCGGTCAGCAAGGAGAAACGAAGAGACAAACTTAGGGGAGAAAGGGGCTTTGGGGAGTCCGTGGTACGGACGATGCGAGGAGGACAGACACGACACGAGGGCAAACGCACAGCCATCGGCGGACCACGGAGAACTCGTTCGTCGGCAAGGACGAGACGACGAAGAGAACGGGGCTCCCCAAAGAAATGAACGACCGGCGTCACGAACTCACGCACCGGTCGCTCGATAAACAGGTCAGACACAACACACATCACCGTCACCGTACGAATCGACACACGCCCGGCTTCGACGCGCGGCAGCGCGAGGCAAGAAGGGGCGACGGGAATCGTTAGGTGAACCATGTAGGACTCCAAAAAAAGTGGTGACACCCCACAGTGAGATGTCACCACTTTGGAAACCGTGTGAGTGGTGACTATGCGAGCTTCAGCACACCACCGTTATAGGTGTTCGCCCACTGAATCGTGATGTCACCGCCGTTGGTCGGGGTGTCCACGATGTCGTAGAACGCGAGCAATTCGCTGTTGGCGTTGGTCGTGCCCCCGCCCGTGTTCGCCACCAGTACTGCACCACCGATGGTGTTGCCGGTGCCGAGCGTTGAGAAGGTCACGTTTGCTGCGGACAGATACGCGAAGTCGTTCGTATCGTCCTCTACCACATCGGTGCTGGTCAGGGTCTGACGCGAATACCCTGATACCGTACCTGTGGTGATCTCAGAACCTTCCAAGTCCACCAGTGTGTTGTGATCCGCGTTGAAAGTGTAGCTGTTTGCGACCAACACTAAGTGTAATGCTGCGGTGTTCAAGTTTAACCCCGTGCCGATGAGGAACTTGCCGCGATTGTAAACTCCGTTTGCCATAGTAGTCGTCCTTTGTCGTCCAAAAAATGAAAAACAGCAACTATTGCCGTTTTACTGTCCTACTACTATATAGGATTGCGTTTTCTCTTGACGGGGAACATGAAGTCGGTCATAATACTCCCCATGCGTCAGTGTCAGACCTGTCAAACTCCTATCAGCGCAAAGCGGCTGGCGGCACTGCCAGATACCCGCGTCTGCGTAGCCTGTTCGGATGAAACCCCTGTCAAAGGGTTCATGACATGGGAACATAAAACGGCTCCGAAGTTTCAAATCGTCACGCCGCGGCAGCATGCGTGGTTTCAGCAGTATGACCGAAAGCGGCCATCTGCCAGTTTGCCGATGTCGTCTCGGGCGGCCACGGCATATCTGCCATCTTTGGCACCCGTCACCACCCCACGGGAAACGACGCCAGCGGTCGACGCAGACGACCCCCTCTCCCTGATTCCCCGTGCGCGTTGTGGTCACAGCGACCGTCCGCAGGTCGGGCCCAGTGGGAAGTGCGTCGAGTGCGCGACAGCTTATTACGCACTACGGGCTAAGTATGCCGGATGGCAGTCTGCCGCCAAATAGTGCTTGGAATACACAAAACTTGTGCTATACTAGTTTTGTTGTTGAGCGAGTCGGGTGTTCGTCGCCGCGCCAACTTGCTCTCTTAACTAACGGCGACATTTGGATAGAGTAAATACAACATGGCTACTAACAAGACTCAGCAGACCCGTCTCATCACCGCGCTTTCGTCTGGTTCGGATTTCACGACCAACCAGATCGCCTCGCGCCTGAATGTTACCGAGTCGCGCGCCCGCTTCCTCATCACGGAGCTGCGCGAGCAGGGTTATGCGATCTACCGCAACCGCAAGACGCTGAACAGCGGGAACGTTGTGAATGTCTACCGTCTCGGTACTCCTTCGAAGGCGATGGTGGCCGCGGCGTTCGCTCTTGAGGGCGCCTCGCTCTTCGTCTAATGCTAAATAGATGGTTGGAGCAATCCCGCTTCACCGTCAAGGTCTTGGTCGCTGAACCTGCATCGCGAATCAGCGGCCCATTTTTAAACTCGACTTGGCGAGTCTAAACAGATTTTAGGCCGAGTGCGGCAGGTCAGCATCCTGTTGACCTGCGTAATGTCGAAGCGTCGTCGTAGAATCGGCGACCACCACGATTGCGGGCTGCATTCTCCAGCCTTCAACGATTCGTCGAGCAGTGGGCACACTGCATCCGTGGTACTGTGTTAAGAGGCTTACGGGTTGCGACTACGCGGCCGGCCGTTCCCGCTGATACCGGGAACACAGCTAGACCGTGCGAGAGGAAACTTGTCCGGGGAAGGCCTCGCACGAATAAGTAACGGACAAGAGCCGTAGGGGCGGTGGCCACCACTTACCCTCTACGGCTTTTCTTTTATTCCTGTGTTTCTAAATAGAACGAGGACAAACACAAGGAGCTACTGTATACTATATGTCCATGATCACCTTTTCTGAATATTTTTACGAGTCCGCTGACTGGCGGGTGCTGGACGAAGCCGGTCTGTCGCGTTTTCTCACCCACCTCAACACGCGAAATGTCGGTGTAGTCACGGCGTTCCGTGGGGGGTCTGAAAATCTTGCGTCCAACCGCGCCCGGAATCGCGAACTCCAGTCGCTGATTCGTCAGGAAGGATTCGGCTATCTGCGTCTCATCGGTTCATGGGTCGAGAACGAAGGCACACCGGAAGAACGGCGCGTAACCGAAGAATCGTTCTTCGTCATCGGCACCGACGCGGACGACAACGGCAAGCTCAAAGGCTTCCTCAAGAAGATGATGAACAAGTATACGCAGGATGCGGTCATCTTCAAGCCGTGGAACTCGACGACCGCAAACCTGATTTTCCGCGACAACCCGTCGTCACTGACGCCGATTGGCACCTTCTCCGTCAATCCGCAGAACATCGGCAGCATGTACAGCAAGTTCAAGGGGCACCCCTTCGTGTTTCATAGCTTGTCTGAGCAGCGGTCATTCATGTCGCGCCTCGCGTATCAAAAAGGCTATCGCGCCACATCCTAAATCTCACGGGGGTCAGCTTCGGTTGACCCCCGTTTTTGTTTCCTATATACTAGCAACAGTGTTTTTCTCCTTCAACATGAGGTGGTTATGAATCTAGAAGTGCCGGTTAGTGAGCTTCAAAAGAAGAAGCTGTTCATCGCAACGCCAATGTACGGCGGGCAGTGTTTCGGTTCCTACACAAAAGCTCTGATTGATTTGTCTCGCGCATGCCAAGCCTACGGCATCCAAGCGCAGTTCTCTTTTATCTTCAACGAATCGCTCATTACTCGCGCACGAAACTATCTCGTCGATGAGTTCATGCGAAGCGGCTTCACGCATCTCATGTTCATCGATAGTGATATCGATTTCAACCCGATGGATGTGATTGCACTCTTGGCGATTGACAAGCCCATCGTCGGGGGCCCGTATCCGAAGAAGTGTCTCGCGTGGGAGAACATTTACGATGCGGTGCGTTTCGGACTCGTCCCGAACAACGATCGCGGAAAGCTTGCGGACTATGCAGGCGACTTTGTGTTCAATGCGGCGCCGGGCACCACCGAGATTAAGTTGCAGGAACCCGTGGAAGTGTTGGAAATCGGCACCGGCTTTATGATGGTCGAACGTAGCGTCTTTGAGAAGTTTGCGGAAGCATATCCCGAGAACTGGTATGTACCGGATCATAATCGGTCCGCTGCGTTTGATGGAACGCGTCAAATCTATCAGTATTTCCAAGCAGAGATCGAACCCGAGCATCGCCGGTATCTGAGTGAAGATTACTGGTTCTGTCAGAAGGCACGACAGGCGGGTATGGGTGTGTGGTTCGCCCCGTGGATGGTCGTAAAGCATCACGGCACGTACATCTACAGTGGCAGTATTCCGGCCATGGCGACCGTCATCAACGAACGTATTCAGCGGAACGAGCCGGTACCGCAGACGGTCACAGTCGATGCAAAGAACAAGGTCGCACTGGAGCAGTCGCCGGATCTGCTGACGGTGAAAGACTTCTATAGCTTGTCCACCTCGCGTCGTAAGGAACTCCTGACCGCGTGGGCCTCGGGAGCAAATGTCAGCACGGATGCCCTCATCGACGCGTACAAGAGCGCACGGAATGAGTGGCTCGCGACGGTGCCTGATCTGCCGATTGCGGAAAAGATTGCTGAGTTGGCTGCGACGCTGCAAGCGTAATCATCATGGAACTTGTGGGACTGTGTGGATTTGCCGGGTCAGGCAAATCCACCGTCGCGCAATATCTCGTACGGGAACATGGCTATACCCGTATCAGTTTTGCGGCGGCGGTCAAGGATATTACTGCGATTCTTTTTCAGTGGGACCGTGCCTCACTGGAAGGCACCACCCCCGAAACGCGTGAGTGGCGGATGCAGCCTGATCCGTTCTGGTCGGAACGGTTTGGAGAAGGCTGGACGCCGCGCAAAGCTCTTCAATTTGTCGGCACCGATTTGTGTCGCAATCATCTGCATCAAAACATCTGGATTGATTTGGTGTTAGCCAAGATTCAGCGCCTTGGGCCCGACGCCAAGGTCGTCATCGATGATGTACGGTTCGTGAATGAAGTCCGTGCATTGACTGACGCGGGCGCACAGCTCCTTGTCGTGCATCGTCGGCAAGACGACGGCAGTTATTTTCCCTCCCGCGAACACGCGTTCTTGTGGTCGTCCGCCCCGCACATTACAGCAACAACCCTTCACGCATCTGAATGGGACTGGTTACAGGTGCGTGACATTAAAGAGATGCCGTCGCTCTTGAATGCCGGTAACTACACGGCACTCTACCGTCAGGTGGAGTTGTGGTATACTACCCATGTGAGCAAGCCCGTTTCTTCTGAGGTGATAACAGTATGAGTAACTTTTCGCTTGATGATGCTACCCTTGATATTCTGAAAAACTTTGCGAACATCAATACACAGGCCGTGTTCAAGCAGGGGCACACACAGCGTACCTGCAACCAGAGCCGGAACTTTGTTGCGGATGTGGAACTGTCGCAGTCGCTGCCGGTGGATTGTGCAATTTACGAACTGAACCGTGTGCTGGGCGTGATTGATACCTGCAAGGGTACTGCGCTGCCAGAACTGGAGTTTGGTGATGGGTCGCTGACCGTCAAGCACGATCACGGTGAGGTCACGATTCCCTACGCGCATTCGGATGTCGTACCGGCACCGCCGGGGCACAAGTTCCACATGACGAAGCCGATTGCCTCGTTTGATCTGCCGCTCAGTCTGTGGAACAAGGTGAAGCGTCTTGCGTCAACCCTTCAGATTACGACGCTGCATCTCATCGTCGACAAGAAGGGTGCGCTGAAGCTCAAGCTCGTTAACGATAAGGACAAAGGTGGTGACGCATCAGGGTCGGCGACCTTTGAGATGCCGAACACGCAGGTACAGTCTCCTGAGCCGAATGTGTGGGCGGTAAAGTTTGATGCGCTCGAACTGCTGCCCGGCGACTACTCTGTCGAGATGGGTGAGATTAGTTCCAGTGCCTCCTCGAATGTGCTGTTCGGTGTGTTCTTCAAGCTCAACGATCCGACGAAGAAAGTCACCTATCTGACGTCGGGTCATGTGGTAAAGACCAAGTAAGAGATTCGCTCACGGGACGCCGTGAGAAAGCAGTACGGGTGTGAGACGAGGAGACTCTCTAGAGTCAGTGAATCATCTTGCACCGTTGGGCCAAACTGCGAGGGGCACTTCCCGACGTGCCCTTTTTTCTTTTATCATGACGAAGAGGTGACCTATGACAACGACTCAGTTTCTGTGGAGTGAGAAGTATCGCCCGCGCACGGTGGATGATTGTATCCTCCCGGCGCATATCAAGACGACCGCGAAAAGTTTTATCGCCCAAGGCGATCTGCCAAACATGCTCCTTGCCGGTTCGCCCGGCATCGGAAAGACGACCCTCGCGATGGCGATGTGTCATGAACTCAACGCGACCGTCATGTTCATCAATGGCTCCGAAGAGAGCGGCATCGATGTCCTTCGCAACAAGATCAAGGACTTCGCCGCCGCATTGTCGCTGGATGGGAAGCGCAAGTATGTCATTCTCGATGAAGCGGACTATCTGAATCCGAACTCGACGCAGCCGGCCTTGCGTGGACTGATCGAAGAGTTTGCGATTAACTGTGGGTTCATTCTGACCTGTAACTATCCGAATCGTATCATTCCGGCGTTGCATTCCCGCTGCACGAGTTTGTCGCTGTCCGTGCCGGCGGAAGATAAGAAGAAGTTGATGGTCAAGACTGTCGATCGTCTAACGCACATTCTCAAGCAGGAGCAGATACAGGCGGACGAGGACATCGTGATTCAGGTCGTGAAGCGGTGGTGGCCTGACCTGCGGCGCATGCTGAATGAAATCCAGCGGGCGTGTGTGGACGGCGTGCTGACTCCGAGCGTCTTGGGGCAGAACGCGGATGTGCAGTTTGACCCGCTGTTCAAAGCAATCAAGTCCCGCAACTACAAGGACGCACGGACATGGATCGGACAGTATGCAGACATCGACGCTCCGAAGTTTTATCGCGGCGTCTTTGACTGGCTCCACGACCATGCAGAGGAACACTGCCTTCCGGCGCTGATTGTGTTGACCGCAGACTATCAGTATCGGCATCTTAACGCGGTCGACCCACACGTACATCTGGCAGCGTATTGTGTGGAACTGATGCACAATGGACAGTACAAATAGGAGTCTGTATGAGTAAACTTGCTGAAGCCCTCTTCCCTCGGGTAGTGTCCCGCATGGACGACCCTCTTGCCGAACATTTGGAAGTAACCCGACGCAGTGAGTCTAATCCTGCGTCCGGTGGTACCGACTACATGTTGGAAGCACGATTCTTTACCCGTGTGAAAATCACGGAGCGAGAGGTCGATGCAAGTATTTCGGATACCGCTGTCAAAGACCGTGTGTTTCAGATGGCGCGACAGAATATTGTGGAAGCCGTCTTTGGAGAGTTCCGGCAGCCGCTCATGGAACTTCAGAGTGCGTTGGCCGCTGGTGAACTAGAACGGGCCCGTGCGCTGGCGCGACAGTTGGAACGGCAGATGTTTTCGGTAGGGATTCCGCTATGAGCGAGACTGCGAAGAAGAAAACTATCTTCGACGCAATTAACGCGGTGTCCAGTATGCGTCCGCTGACCTATCAGGACATGCAATCGGAAGGGCTACCGTATGATGCGTTCATGGTAAACCGTGCGTTCTCCTTGTCGGAGGATGCGGTCCGCGCCGCGGCGCTGATGAACGAGCGACCGTATTTGGACAAGGACATGCAAGCGACCTTCTACATTCATACGCTGCGACCCCGCAGACGGTTTGAGAAGTGGCCCAAGGCACTGACAGATGACGATGTGTCGGTTATCGCGCAGTATTACGGGATGAGTATGCGGGAAGCGAAACTTTACGTAAACCTACATACTAAAGAACAGTATGCCGAGATGCGTGAGGTGCTAGCGGAAGGCGCACAGCCATCGCGATATCGGTAACAACGATGGAGCGTCTATGTCATTCTACGACTTTGAGGCGTCATTCGTGGAAGTGCGTTTTCCCGACGTGGAAGTCGATGGGTATCGGAAACCCGCTGACAACTTCCTCAAAGTGAAGGAAACCCTGACACGAATCGGTGCCCCAGCGTATAGCAAACCCACGGACGGAGAACCCGCAGCAAAGGTTCTCTGGCAATCGTGTCATATTCTATTCAAACGACAACGATACTACATCGTCCACTTCAAGGAAATGTTCCTCTTGGACGGAAAAGTGTCGCAAACCCAACTCACGGATGATGATTTAGCTCGACGAAATGCGATTGCGTTATTGCTGCAACAATGGGGACTAGTCGAGGTCGTCAATCCGGCCCGCATTCAGACGCCCCCACCGGCACCGATTGATACGATTAAGATTATTCCCTTCCGCGACAAGTCGTCATGGCAGCTTCGCACCAAGTATGACATCGGCAAAACGCGCCGGGGGCGTCCCGCATGAGTCCTTCAGAAGACGCAGTTGAACTCATCACCCATTTTGAATCGTTTGCCGCGAAAGCGTATCAAGACCCCGTAGGAATTTGGACGTTCGGCTACGGGACGATTCGCGTCGAAGGAAAGCCGGTGGCCCAAGGCATGACCTGTACGAAGAGTGAAGCGATTCAGTGGTTGCACGAAGAACTGGATGTCATCACTCCACAGATTGTCCGTGCATGTGTGGTGCCGCTCGAACAGCAGCAGCTTGACGCGCTCGCATCCTTCGTGTATAATCTTGGGATTGGAAACTTTCAATCGTCCACGCTGTTAAAGAATATCAAGGCGCGGCGCCCCGTCACCGAAACCAACTTTACGTCATGGTGTAAAGCTCGGATTAACGGAAAGTTAGAACCGTTGCCGGGATTGGTGCGGCGCCGTCGTGCAGAACATTTCCTCTATACGCAGGGTCGAGTGAAAGTGTATTTTTCATAGGAGTCAGTATGGCACAAGTGAAAGTGATTAAGCTCGCATCAGGGTTGGAAGTCATCGCAAAGATTGTTCAGGAAACTGCCACGGAACTCGTGGTGGATTCACCACTGGCGATGCAAGCGATGCGCGAAGGTAGCACCGGTATCAGTATTGGCCTCGTTCCCTTCTCGTGGGGTGGAATTCCAAAGGATGTCGTGTTGAGCAAGCTCCACATTCTGTGCGTGATGGATGCGGAATCGCAGTTGGAGTCGCAGTATCTTGCCGGTCTGGCGGGCATCGCGCTGCCGGAGCCGGGTGCAGGAAAGTCAAAGCTGACATTGGTAGAATAGCAGAACTCTGCTATACTATCGGTATGTCTTCCGCGTCATTTGCTTCATATACACATGTCGCACTGCTAGGGCGTGAACTTGGGGTGCGGGTCAGAAACCCGCACACCCGAGACGCGTCCTACTATAAGGTGCCGTTCCAACCACGCACCTATACGACGGCATCTCTCACTCATGCCACTGATCAGTGGCGCACTCTCGACGGTCGTCCTCTCAAAGAACGCGTCCACGCGAATATCGGGGCCTATGATGAATATGTCCGCGCCTCCGAACGCGAAGGTCGCGCATTGTATGGGGTGATTTCTCCCGTCCAGCAGTTCATGGCGACTCATGTGCCCGTCAACTGCGGGGTATCTCTCGATCAACTTCGTACGGTCTATCTGGATATTGAGGTGGGCAGCGCGGGCGGTTTTGCCCCACCGGATGATCCGTTCCAGCCGATTGTCGCGATTACGGCGCTCGTCTGGGGTGAATATACCGTGTGGGGATGTGGCGACTATACCCCATCACGACCGAATGTCCGCTATATCCGTTGTGTAAATGAAGAAGAACTGCTCTTTTCGTTCTTGCGGTGGTGGACAGACGATTATCCCGACATCATCAGCGGCTGGAATGTGCAGGGATATGACATTCCCTATATTGTGAATCGGATCAATCGACTCGTGGATGAACGCCGGTTGCCCAAGAAGTATTCGGGCCGGATACTGTCCCCGTGGCGGAAAATGTCGCAGCGTCACGCGACCTTGATGGGGCGCGACATGGTACTGCTTGAACTCGTCGGCGTCTCTGTGCTGGACTATCTCGAACTCTATCGCAAGTTCTCCCTCACACAGCGGGAGTCGTATCGACTGGATGCGATTGCAGAAGCGGAACTCGGCAAGAAGAAGATTGCGTATGATGAATACGGGTCGCTGCAAAAACTTGCGGAAGAGAACTATCAGAAGTTCATCGATTATAACATTGTCGATGTCGAACTCGTCCAGCAGTTGAATGATAAACTGCATCACATTGATCTTGCGGTGCAGATTGCGTATGGGGCCCGCGTCAACTTCCTCGACACCTTCAAGCAGGTGCGTCTGTGGGACGCGATGATGTATTATGACCTGCATGCCCGGCAGATTGCAGTGCCGCAGAAAACAAAGTCTGCGAAAGCGGTAGATTTCGTCGGCGCGTATGTCAAAGACCCCATCGTTGGTAAACACGAATGGGTTGTTTCGTTTGACGTCAACTCGCTGTATCCGTCGATCATGCGTCAGTGGAATATCAGTCCTGACCGACACTTGTCACTGGATTGGCTCAAGCAGCGGCTCGACGATATTGAGTGTCTGAAGGGCGCAAATGGTTTGCTGTCCGGTGTCGCGCCACGGCTGGAAGCCTGCACACCACGCAACTGGTTGACGGATGTATCTGCGGCAGATGTGCCAATCGTCGCGTGGGCCCTACGCGAACTGATTGCCTATCTGGAACAGACGAACAGCGAACGGATGCTCGATGAGATTCACGCACAGGCCACGCCATGGCCGTGGCTCCGTGTCTTGTCTGTCTGCATTACGCCGAACGGGCAAGCCTTTCGCGTGGATGAAAGCGGATTCTTGCCAAGCATTCTGAGCCGATTGTATGAGGAACGCAAGAAAGCCAAGCAGCGGGAAACCGAGTGCAAGAAGAAGGCAGCTAAAGCAACAACGGCAGAAGAAAAACTGGCATTTGAACGGGAGTCTATCATGTGGGGACTCCAGCAGAATACCCGTAAAATCAACCTGAACTCGTGCTACGGTGCGCTAGGAAGCGAACATCATCGGTTCTTTGATGCGCGACACGCGGAAGCGGTCACGCTGACGGGACAGGTTCTCATTCGACATGTGGCACGGCAAGTCAATGCGTTTCTTAATGCCAAATTTGGCACCACAACCGATTATATCCTTGCCTCGGACACGGACAGTATCTATGTGAAGTTGGCACCCGTTGCAAAGAATGTGGCCTCTAGTCAGATTGTGGATGTCGTCGATGCATTCTGTGAGCAAGAGTTGCAGCCGGTGATTGATGCGGCGTTCAATGGCATTCACACCCAGTTTAATACGCTGGATAATGTGATGGGGATGAAGCGGGAAGCGATTGCGGAACACGGCGTCTGGACGGCCAAGAAACGCTATCTGCTCTGGGTACATGACAACGAAGGTGTCCGCTTCAATCCACCAAAGTTGAAGATGACCGGCATTGAAGCTGTGCGTAGTTCGACGCCGAAATATGCGCGGGAGATTATTAAAAAGAGTCTAGAATATTTCCTGCAAAATGACCAAGACCATTTCTATACACTACTAGATGAAGCGGAAGAAGGGTTTTTGACGCGACCCTTTGAAGATATTGCGTCACCACGGAGTGTGAACGGATTGGATACGTATGACCCCGGTGATGGAGAGTTCTTGCCGGCTACCCCGATTCATGTGAAGGGGGCGATCACCTTCAATCGTGAGTTGGAACGGACGAAGCTGA